GATGCGGTGGTCACAACTGCAAAAGCATCTCCTGGCTTATCTAAGTATTACGAGTATATTCTAAAAAGGACAGAGCAAAGATACTTGGACTATAATAGAGAGCCCACGGATGAGGAACTAGAAGAGATAGATATAGAGGTAGAAGAAGAGTTTCTAGAATTAGAGAGTCCATCTAATAAGATTCATTAACGGTTCCACATAACCTATTATACACAAAAAAAATATTTTGTCAAGTCCCCAAAGAGAGTTGACTTATATACTTCAGTGTAGTATATTAAACAAATACTATCTAGGAGTAGATATGAAGAAAAAAGCAAAAGATAAACCACATTACGTAGATAACAAAAAATTCTTACAAGCAATGATAGACTGGCGTGAGACTTGGCCAGATGAAGAAAATATTCCACCAGTGACAAACTATATTGGAGAGTGTTTTCTAAAGATAGCAACACACTTATCGTATAGACCAAACTTTATCAACTACACTTATAGAGATGAGATGATTTCAGATGGTATAGAGAACTGTTTGCAGTATGTAAAGAATTTCAATCCAGAAAAATCTAAAAATCCATTTGCATATTTTACCCAAATAATTTACTATGCATTTTTGCGTAGAATACAAAAAGAGAAAAAACAATCTCATGTAAAAAATAAAATGATTGAAAAAGGTAGCTTTGAATCTTGGACAGTTATGGATGGTGATGATACTGGTTATACTGTGTCGGGTTTTGATCCTAACATCATGCTACCAGATGAGGATGTATATAAACCTAAAAAGAAAGAGGTCAAAAAAACAAAAGGCCTAGAAAAATTTATGGAGTGAATACTTGAAGTTAGCAATCATCACCGATACACATTTTGGTGCTAGAAACGACAATCTAAATTTCAACGAATACTTTTACAAATTCTATGATAACATATTTTTCCCTACTCTAAAAGAAAGAGGTATCACCACCTGTATTCATATGGGTGATGTTACGGATAGGCGTAAGTATATTAGTTTTAGAATTGCAAATGATTTTCGTGAGAGGTTTGTCAATCGTTTTAAGGAAATGGGTATTGACCTACACATTACAATCGGCAATCATGATACCTATTATAAGAATACCAGTGAAATCAATTCTATGCACGAACTCGTAGGTTCAGATAATTTTAAAATTTATACTGGGCCAGAGGTTGTAGAGTTTGACGGCACACCTATTCTGTTTATTCCTTGGATTAACTCTAATAACTACGAAGCCTCAATGGATGCATTAGAAACTGCAAATGCAGATATTGCTATGGGTCATCTTGAAGTAAATGGTTTTGAGATGCACAAGGGTCAAATGGCAGAAGGTAAACAAGAGAAGAAACTATTTCGTAGATTTGAAACAGTATTCAGTGGACACTTTCATCACAAGTCAGATGACGGTCAAATCTATTATCTTGGAACACCTTATGAATTATATTGGAATGATTTTGATGACCCAAAAGGATTTCATATTTTTGACACCGACACAAGAGAACTTGAACGTATTGTAAATCCTTATACTTTGTTTGAGAAGATTTATTATGATGATATTGAGCATGACTATAAAAAACATGATGTATCCAAGTACAAAGAGAAGTATGTCAAACTTATAGTGGTCAATAAGAAAGACTTATATCAGTTTGATATGTTTACTGATAGACTACTCAAGGCTGACGCACATGAGGTCAAGATCATCGAAGATTTTTCAGAGTTGGATGCAAGTAATGTATCAGATGAAATTGTAGAAAATACAGAAGATACAATGACTCTACTTGAGAAGTATATTGATGAGTTAGACGTTACACTAGACAAAAAGAGACTCAAAAATACAATGAAGTCTTTATATAATGAGGCACAGGATTTAGAATTGTAATGAAATACGATTTTAAAATAAATGAAATTTCTAGGCCAGTTGCAACGGACTTTGTTCAGTCTTTACACTATTCCAAAATTATGCCTAAACTCACAAAACATTTTTTAGGTTGTTACTTAAAGAATGAACTTGTTGGTGTTTTAACTTTGGGATGGGGAACACAACCAAAAGCAACAATCGCAAAATTGTTTAATGATAAAAATTTATGTCATGTGAAGTTTGATAAAAAATCTAATAAATTTATTAGTGAAGACTTAGATACAAAAGATTATTATGAAATTGGTAAAATGTGTATGTCAGAACAATTTCCAGATAAATCGTACCCAGAATCACAAATGATTTCTGCTGTGGTGAAATGGATGAAAGTAAATACTCCAGAAAAAAAGTTTCTCTATACATGGGCAGATGGTATAATGGGTAAGCCTGGATATGTGTATCAAGCTGCAAATTTTCTTTATGGTGGTTTTATTTGGACACAGATTTATATTAGTGATAAGGGTGAAAAAATTCATCCAAGGTCTAGTAGAAGGTTGTGTGATGAAAATGTTAAGTTTAAACTTGCCAAAGAACCAAATTTTTTTGAAGGTAAAAAAGGTGAGAGAATATATTGGTTAACTCAAGACTTTCTTGATCATAAAGGTATAAGTAAAATACATGGTAAACAATTTAGATATATTCTTCCTTTAAATAAAAAGGCAAGAAAACTTTTAAAAAAATCAAATGTAGAATGGAATTTAAATTATCCAAAAGAAAGTGATTTGGTTTGGGATAAATCTACATTAGAGGGTAGAAAACAATTAAGTGATATGCCGTATATTGATGGTGATATGACAGAATATAATAAGAAAAATGTTAATGCACATAGAGGTACTTTGGAGGCTTTTCTTTGATAATTTTTAAGTATGTGAGATGGAAGAACTTCCTTTCCACTGGTAATCAGTTTACCGAAATACAACTAGACAGAAACAACACAACATTAGTAATAGGAGAGAATGGCTCTGGTAAGTCTACAGTTCTTGATGCACTATGTTTTGGTTTGTTTGGTAAACCGTTTCGTAATATCAATAAAGGACAGTTGGTAAACTCTGTCAATACTGGTAGTTGTGAGGTCGAAGTAGATTTTAAGATTGGTACAAAATCATTCAAAGTGATTCGTGGTATCAAGCCAAATATGTTTGAGATTTATATCAACGGTAAGATGTACAATCAAGATGCAAATGCAAGAGACTATCAGAAGTATCTTGAGCAGCAAATACTCAAACTAAACTATCGAAGCTTTACACAAGTTGTTATTCTTGGTAGTTCAACATTCATTCCTTTTATGCAGTTGAAGGCTCGTCAACGAAGAGATGTTGTTGAGGATATTTTAGACATTCAAATTTTCTCTTTAATGAATATGATTCTTAAACAGAAGTTGAAAACAATTCAAGAGCATCAGAGGGATGCTGACTATAATTTTGATTTAACATCTGAAAAAATCGAACTACAGAACAAGTATATTGAGGATGTAAAGAAGAATAAAGGAAAACTCATTACAGAGAAAACATCATTACTTAGCAGTAATGAGGAAGAAATACACACTCGACAAAAGAAGGTAGAGGAACTTAAACAAGTCAATAAAGATTTAGGTTTTGATACTACACACCTAAACGACACTACAACAAAGGTTCAGAAACTAAAAGGTATTGATGCAACACTAAAAGAGAAACGATCTGCAACGAAGAAGTATATAGATTTCTTTGAGGAAAATGATGACTGCCCTGTTTGTGAACAGCATATTGATGAGACATTCAAAGAGAATATGATTGTGACCAAGAAAGGTGAGCATGACAAATTCAACAATGGTATTCAAGAGTTATCAGAGGAATTAAAAAAACAAGAGGATTTACTGGCAGCTATAAACAGTTATATTGGGAAGATACGAGAAAATGATGCCGAGATAGGTAAGATTAGTTATTCTATTAAAGAAATGGAAAAATTCAATACCACTTTGCGGTCAGAGATTGAACAACTACAATCTGGTGAGGTGAGTAAAGAAGATATGGATAAACTCAAAAAACTCAAAAAATCTTTGAAGTCATATCAAACACAACAACAAGGATTGCGTGAAGAACAAACTTATGCAGAAGCTGCTCGTAATATGTTGATGGACACTGGTATCAAGACAAAGATTATCAAGCAGTATCTTCCTATCATGAACAAACTGATAAACACCTACCTTACTGCAATGGAGTTCTATGTTAACTTTACATTGAATGAGAACTTTGATGAAACAATCAAGTCTCGACACAGAGATGATTTTACGTATGCGTCTTTTAGTGAAGGTGAGAAGATGCGTATTGACCTTGCACTACTCTTTACTTGGAGAGCAGTTGCAAAGATGAAGAACAGCACAAATACTAACCTGTTAATTTTAGATGAGATATTTGATAGCTCCCTCGACTCTACAGGAACAGATGAATTTCTAAAGATACTCAATACTTTAGATGGTGAGAACGTATTTGTGATTAGTCATAAACAAGATGTACTTGTAGACAAGTTTAGAAGTACAATACGATTTGAGAAGGTGAAAAATTTTAGTCACATAACAGGATCATGATTTTATTTAGAATACTATTGATTACGATGATGAATGACCAACTCGTAGACAAACAAGAAATCGCTGTCTATGAACTTAAAACCACAGTTGAGCATTGTGAGGAGTACATAAAACCCACATTTGACAGAACTTATGTGTCAAAGGATTCTCACAGAATGGAACTAAAAACAGTTACGGAGTGTTTGAAAATATGATTATTAATGGTGATTGTTTAGAGGAAATGCAAAAATTGATTGATGATGGAGTACAAGTGGACTCTATTGTTACAGACCCACCATATCATTTAACATCTATTGTAGAACGATTTGGTAAAGAAGGTTCTGCTCCAGCACAAGAAGGAACTGATGGTGCATTTGCAAGAGCATCAAAAGGTTTTATGGGTAAAGAATGGGACGGTGGAGACATTGCATTTAGACAAGAGACTTGGGAACTTGCGATGAAACTATTGAAGCCAGGCGGTCATCTACTTGCATTTTCTGCTTCTCGTAATTATCACAGAATGGCAGTTGCAATCGAAGATGCTGGTTTTGAAATTCGTGACCAGATTATGTGGATATATGGAAGTGGGTTTCCAAAAAGTTTGAATATTGGAAAAGGTATTGATAAGAAACAAGGTAACGAAAGAGAAGTCGTTGGTGAGGTCAGAGCTGGAAAAAATGCACTAGGACAAGACAGTGGTTGGAATAAACATAATAACAGAACAGAGATAGAGGTAACAAAAGGTAATTCTGAATGGGAAGGTTGGGGAACTGCTCTCAAGCCTGCACACGAACCGATTGTGATGGCAAGAAAGTCTATAGAGGGTACTATTGTTGATAATGTATTGAAACATGGAACTGGTGGCATCAACATTGATGATTGTAGGATTGAAACGGAAGAAAATCTAAATGGTGGTGCTTATGCGAAAAATGGAAATAGAAGATCGTTAGTAAGTGATATTAGATCAGGTGCTTCTGAAGGTATGTTTCAATCTAAAAAAACTGTAGGAGAAGATTTTGTACAACCGACAGGTAGATTCCCTGCCAATGTAATGCATGATGGTAGTGATGTTGTGCAAGATATATTTCCAAAGACCTCTAAATCTACTGGTGGAAAAACTAAAAGTGATTTTGGTGACATATATGGAACTTATTCTGGTGATGTGTTATCAAGTAGTTCAGGCGGATTTGGTGATGAGGGAACAGCTGCAAGATATTTCTATTGTCCTAAAGTATCAAGTGCAGAGAGAGGCGAGGATAATACGCATCCCACAGTAAAACCGCAAGAGTTGATGAAATACCTATGCAGACTCGTAACACCAAAGAACGGCACAGTCCTAGACCCATTTATGGGTAGTGGTTCGACAGGAATGGCTGCCAAGGATGAAGGGTTTGAGTTTATCGGTATAGAACGAGAAAAAGAATATTTTGAGATTGCAGAGAAACGAATAAGTAGTTATGCACCATTGATGGAATTTATGTAAGGGGATAAAAATATGATAGAAGCATTACGAAAAAAGTATGAAGCTGATATAGCTCATGCAAAGGCAAACATAGAAGTGTATTTACACAATCCAGTAGGAATTGGTGAGCATCCAGACCTAGTTTCTGCTGTTGATGAGCAGATTGACAATATGGCTCATGCTGAAGATAAATTAGAGGTATTAAATAAATATTATGGCAGTTTATGAATTATTACCAAGTACTCATCCTAGTTTATCTGTTCCATTAACAGAAGTTACGGATGACCAAGAAGGACGAGAACAAATTCAACAAGACCTAGTTGATACGATGAGAGCTAAGAACGGTATCGGTCTGTCAGCAAATCAAATTGGTATTGGTGCTCGTGTTTTTTCAATGTATGCAGACGTAAAAGAAAAAGATATTTTAGTTTGCTTTAATCCTAAAATTGTAAACCAATCAGAGGAAGAAATTCTTATGGATGAGGGCTGTCTTTCATATCCAGGCCTATGGCTGAAAGTGCGACGCCCCGAAGGTATAGAAGTCACATACGAGGATGTAAAAGGTGAATTGCAAGAAAAAGCCATGTTTGGTTTGGAAGCAAGAATATTTCAACACGAATATGACCATATGGACGGTTTAAACTTTACTGATAGGGTTTCTAAACTAAAAATGGATAGAGCAAAAAAACGTCTAAAAAAAGTACAAAAAAAACTTGACAAACCTGTTTTGCCGTGATAGTAAAAATCGTTTAGAATCAATGACTTAGAAAAAAGTTGTCGAATCTGTAATTTTTTGCTTGACAAATCTCTCTCAATATGATAGCGTAAGTATAGATAATGAGAGAGGATTCGTTATGACTAAAATTTTAAAATACATTCCTAAAAAGTTCCATTACCGTCTTGGGTATATGGTTGGCCTCACTAAGCGATGGAGGTATCCTAATTGAAGAACATGAAGAAATTGTTCGGATTATTCACAAATTGTCACCATTTTTTGCTTGACAAATATTCTTGAGTGTGGTAGCTTATAATTATGATGATGAAAAACACAATTGCAAAACTTCTTGCTGAAGAAGATATTTTCGTAGTCCGTAAACAGATGGAAACGGCCTACTTTGATGTAAAGAATCGTGAGTTAGGTCTTCCTATCTGGAAAGAGAACACGATGACAGACGTTGAAGAAGATTTATTAATCTGTCATGAAATCGGTCATGCTCTGTACACTCCATTAGATATGATGGAAAAGACACAGTTGCGTGAGATTGAACATTCGGTTGTCAATGTTCTTGAAGATGCACGTATCGAAAAGAAAGTTATGAACAAGTATCTTGGTACTGTTCGGGTTTTCAAAAATGGTTACGAGTCTCTAATCAAGAAAGATTTCTTTGGAACATCTGGTAAGGATTTGTCAAAGCACAATCTGATTGATCGTATCAATCTTCACTATAAAAACAATGTTGGTGTTCCTTTTTCAGAGGATGAACTTGTTTGGGTTGAGAAGGCTGGTAAGACTGTAACGCCTGATGATGTTCTTGATCTTGCAGAAGAGTTGATTGCATGGATGAAAGAAAATCCTGAGTCGATGGGTAATCCAGATGAGTCTGGTGATACTTCTGGTGAGTCGATGGGTAAATCTTTAGAGATGGACTCTGGTGAGTCTGGTGAAGGTGATATTGGAAAGGTTGCAAAAGAACTTGCTGATGCTATAGAAAATGGTAGTTCAGAGGAGCTTTCCAAGAAAGTTGAAGAATTAAAAAATGAAATGGAGAAGAGTGAAAATGATTCTAAGTCTAATGATGGTGACAACGGTGATGCTGATGGTGACAGCAGTGACGGTGAAAACTCTGATGGTTCCGAAAACGGTGGTGATAAGGAAGTAACAAAAGCACCAGATACCAAAGATGTTATCGAAGGTGGTAAAGATGGTTCTGGTGGTGCTGGTGCAATGCCTAACATCACTGCCGAAACTGCTGAGAAGTTTGGTAAGTCACTTCAAAATGCTCGTGACCTTGATGCGGAAACTTATACTTATGTTCGTATCAATGACTTTGATTTGGAAAAGATTGTAATTCCTTACAAGACTGTAGTAAGTGAGCTTGAAGAGCATTACACTAGAAATGATACTCATAAGACTGATATGTTTATTTTATCGACTCTTGAGGAAATCAACGAAAAGAAAAAATCTGCAAAGAAAACAGTTGCTTATATGGTCAAAGAATTTGAGATGAAGAAATCTGCCGATGCATATGCTCGGGCTGCGGTTTCTAAAACTGGTTCTTTGGATATGGGTAAACTTCACACCTACAAGTATAATGAAGATTTGTTTCGTAAGGTAACTACTCTGCCTGGTGCAACAAATCACGGTTTGGTAATGTGCCTCGATTGGTCTGGTTCGATGGCTGATAACCTTAAAGATACTCTAACACAGTTGTTTAATCTTGTTTGGTTTTGTCGTAGGACTAAGATTCCTTTTGAGGTCTATGCGTTCTCTAATCAGTATACAAAATTTAATGATGTTAAGTTTGAGCGTGAAGCTGGTGCTTTTACTATTGATAGTTTTTCAATGTTGAACTTCTTTTCTTCAAAGATGACTACTGATGAAGAAAACAAAATGATGCACTATCTCTGGATGGTTGCAAACCAGTGGGGATATCGTGATTGGCGTGAGTATGGATATCCAGTTCGGACAAAAAACGGTTATTGCTTGGGTGGAACTCCACTAAACGAAGCCATTATTGCAATGATGAAAATCGTTCCTAAGTTCAAGAATGATAACAATCTACAGAAAGTGCATAGTGTTTTTCTGACTGATGGTGCTGGTTCCAGATTGGGTGGTAAAAACGAGTGGATGCTTGAGACTAATAAAAATGCACACAATTATGGTGAACACTATCTTGGTTATTCAAGTCTGCGTGGTAACTGTGTAATTACTGACCCTGTTACTAACAAAACAGTTAGTGTAAAATCTGACTATGGTTTCGATATTACTCCAATTCTTCTAGGATTACTCAAGAAACGTGTTCCTGATATGAATGTGGTTGGGTTCTTTGTTGCTGGTTCTGGTAAGTCTGGTAAGGTAAAGCCTGATACTCTACGGTATGCGATTGATGGATGGCAGTATGAGTATGGTAAAAGTGACAAGATTCTTGCTGCTCTAAAAGAACTGAAAAAGAACAATGTGTTCGTTGCAAAGCAGAAAGGTTACGATGAGTACTACATTCTGCCTGGCTCGATGAAAACAGAGGAATACGAAATGTCTGATGAACTGGTTGGAGCATCGAAGGCAAAACTCAAGACTGCGTTCGGTAAATCAACGGCTGGTCGAGTATCGAGTCGTCCACTATTGAACAAATTTATTTCGATGGTGGCGTAAAAAAGTGCTTGACAAATGTTTCTGGATATGTTAGCTTAAGATATAATCAATAGAGAGAGAGAAAGATATGACTATTAAACTTACCCCACGTAAAAAGTTGTTTGTAGAAACTGCTGCTTCTATGTATGGTAATGGTGCAGTTATTACCAAAGATGAAATTCGTAATGCTGCTGAAAAAGCAGGGATACCATATCCCTCTTGGATGTGCCGTACGAAAGTCGGTTACAATCAGCATGAACTGCCAGAACTTGAAGTTCCTTCCTTTGTTGCTGCATCAGCTTCTGCAACTTCTACTGAGTCACTAAATACCACTGTGAATCTTGTTGCTTCAACTGAAATCGAAAATCTGGTTCCTACCAAATTTGAGGGTTTTGTCGAGTGGGGTCATTTCTCGACTCTCACTAAGATTATCAAATCTGGTTTGTTTTATCCAGTTTTCATCACTGGTCTTTCTGGTAACGGTAAGACTTTGATGGTTGAACAGATTCATGCCAAGTTCAAAAAAGAACTTATTCGGGTGAACATCACCATCGAAACTGATGAGGATGATTTGCTTGGTGGATTTCGTTTGGTAAACGGTGAAACCAAATTTGTTCCTGGCCCTGTGATTGAGGCAATGGAACGTGGATGCACTCTGCTCCTTGATGAGTGTGACCTTGGTTCTAACAAGTTGCTTGCTTTGCAGCCTGTCCTTGAGGGCAAAGGTGTTTACCTCAAGAAAGTAAACAAGTGGGTTACTCCGAAGGATGGCTTCAATGTCATTGCTACAGCCAACACCAAAGGCAAAGGTTCAGAAGATGGTCGGTTCATTGGAACCAACATTCTCAACGAAGCATTTCTTGAGAGGTTTGCGATTACTATCGAACAGCCCTATCCTTCTGCTGCAATCGAAAAGAAGATTGTGGTAGGTGCGATGAACAAGTACGGTTCAGTCGATGAAGACTTTGCATCGAACCTTGTCACTTGGTCAGAGGTCATTCGGAAGACATTTTCTGATGGGGGTGTAGATGAAGTGATCTCGACTCGTAGGTTGGATCACATTGTCAAAGCGTTTGCCATTTTTGGTGACAAGATGAAGTCTATTGAGCTGTGTGTTGCACGTTTCGATGAAGATACAAAGAGCTCGTTCATGGATCTTTACACAAAGATCGATGCCGGTGTAGACGTTTCTTCTAGTGAAGAAGATACTACAGAAACCGAAGATGCTTTCTAAAAGTTCTCTCTCGACTTGGGGTGCTTCGGCACCCCACTTTTTTTTAAAAAGGTGTTCACATTTAAGATACTTTCTGACTATATAGACTATATAATATGACTAACATCGCCTTTGAGCAATACTGTTAGTCACCCAAATGGTTTTAACTTAATAAGGAGAATATAATGAGTATACTCATTTCTATTGAGACAGATTCCTGTCCGAAATTCAATGAAGAAAAAGGTTACATTGATTATAAACCGTTTCCAGAACCACATAGTGTCTTGGGATATGAATTTGTTGGCTATGGTATGGCTGACTTGTCTTCCGTAACTGAGGAAAGCCTTGAACAATGGTGGACTCGCGAAGAATATAATGATGAGCGTATTGAGACGCTACAAGATTGGTTTGAACGTGATGGTTTCTTGACTGTTGTTCCCCCACCAATCGTTGATGAGAATGGTAATATTGTTGAAGGCCGAGGCAGATTTGAAGCTGCGAAAAAGAATAAAGAATCTTGGATTCCAGTTATGAGATATAAAGCAATTAGTCCAAGTGAAGGCACTGGACTAAAAGCCGCACTAACTGAAAATAATCCAGTACCAACAAATAGTAAAAAACCAAACACTATGAAAGAGTGGTCTATAACCATTTGTAAACTAGTTGAACTTGGTTCCGAAAATGGTGGAATTGAAGATACAGAATCTGCTATCGTGAATCTCTTGAAAGAGATGAAGTGGAAAGAAAGATGGATGCGTCAATCCACAAGGCGTACTTTGCAAAAAATGATTGAGTCTGGTTTGGAGGCAATGCGCCGTGGTGATTCAGTTGTAAATGTTAACGAGAGTGACATAAAACAGTGGGTTAAGGATAATTATAGTGGCACCACTAATTATGTGTTGGTATGTGCAGACAATCTACGATATGCTATGAATGTCATTCACGAAAATATTTTTAAAGGTATAAAGGGGGGTAATTATCCACTCCAGATTATTCTTTACAGTAAAAAGATTCACTCAGGACATGCTATCAAGAATGTTGATACATTCACAAAACATTTTAATACTACTTATAAAAATATGTTTAGGCATGTTGAATTGTGGCAACGAAGAGATGAAGAGAAGTCGGAAATGATGGGTAAAGCTACTTTTCAATTGGGTGATGAACGTCCATATATTTTTGCTGGTTGTGTTCCGCAGATTATTGATTATCATTACCTTGATAGTAAGAAATTGATACCTGTGAAAGATTACGGTAAAAGGCAAGTGATAGACAAATCTGATGAACCTGTTGATTTAACTGACTTCTATGAAATTAACGACTCACTTGACGTAGAGTTGGTGGAACAGGTGCCACAATGAGTATTAAAATAACACCAAAATATATTGAATTGATTGAAACTATTGTTGATTGTGATTATGGTGCTAGTCAAGTAACATTAGCTGAAAAGATGGATGTTTCCAGAAATAGAGTAAATAAGATGATTAGTAATTTACGAAAGGTGGATAGAGAAGAACTATTATCTTTTATTTAAAGGTGCATTGACTTTTTGTATAAAATGGTTTATAAATAATATAGAAGATGCCATAAAGGGTCTTTAATTTAAATCTTGCTTTTTAAGGAGATAAAAAATGGTAAGAAATACTTTAACACTACATGACAATTTCCACAAATTAACACCCTACGCAGTTGGGTTTGATCGTATGTTCGACAACCTAACTCGTTACATGGACAATAATGTTCAGTCTACAGGGTTTCCACCATACAACATACACAAAGGCGGTGACTTTACATATACAATAGAAATGGCTCTTGCTGGTTTCAGTAAAGATGACATTGAGGTGGAAGTAGCCGATGGCACTCTATCGGTTAGATCAGACAAGAAAGATGAAACTGGTGAGTGGACTTTCCATCGTGGAATTTCTTATCGCAAGTTTGACCGTAGGTTTACTCTTGCAGATGATATTGTAGTCAACGGTGCAAAGCTTGAGAACGGTATGTTAACTATCGAACTAGAGCGTATTGTTCCAGAGGAAAAGAAGCCTCGACTCATTGAAGTCAAATAATCTTAGAAAAGATAGAAGGGTACTTGACAAAGTATCCTTCTTTCTATATGATAGGTACTATGTACAAATACAGTGAAGATAAAACTCTTGCAGAGTTGAAAGACTATATTGATGGCACTTATGACCAACATTACAGCAAGAACAAGTTTCAGGCTACCGAATTTATAATTGATGGTGGTCATGGTGAAGGTTTCTGTATCGGCAATATCTTGAAATACGCTCAACGATATGGAAAGAAGGATGGTAAGAACCGCAAGGATTTACTAAAGGTGATTCATTATGGAATCATCGCACTACACATTAATGATATGGAGAATATAGATAATGAAATTAAGTGAACAAACAGTGTCGATACTGAAAAATTTTTCTGCTATCAACCAAAATCTAATAATTAAACAAGGGAGTGAAATTGCTACAGTCAGTGCAATGAAGAACATCGTGGCATCTGCTAAAGTTGAAGAGAGTTTTCCAATAGAGTTTGCAATCTATGACTTGAACGAATTTCTTTCTGCCCTATCTCTTTTTGAAAAACCAGATTTAGATTTTCAAGAGAACTATGTTCTTATAACTGAATCAGGTTTTAAGGGTAAAAGTTTGAAATATTGGTTTAGTGATTCCTCTGTAGTTACTTCACCAAACAAGGAAGTAACTATGCCTTCAAGTGAAGTTAAGTTTCCTCTACAGAGTAACGTGTTGTCAGAGGTTCAGAAAGCTGCAGCTGTTATCGGTGCTCCCGATATGGTGCTTGAGGATGATAAGTTACGAGTGACAGATAAAAAGAATGATACTGCAAACTCTTATTCAATTCCTCTTGATACAGAGTCAAATGGTGCAAGTTATAAATTCTGGTTCAAGGTTGAAAATCTTAAATTATTGCCAGGATGTTATGATGTTGAAGTTTCATCAAAACGCATCAGTCATTTTCAGAATAAAAAATTACCTGTGGGATATTGGATTGCACTAGAACCTGAGTCGTCCTATGGTAATTAATCATGGAAACATTTTTATGGGTTGAACAGTATCGTCCTAAAACTGTTGATGATTGTATTCTTCCACAATCTCTGAAAGGTACTTTTAAAGAGTTTGTAGAATCTGGTAACATACCAAATATAATTTTATCTGGTGGCCCAGGCGTTGGTAAGACAACTATCGCAAAGGCTGTACTAGATGAAATCGGTGCAACGTATATGATGATAAATGGTTCTGAGGAATCTGGTATTGATGTTCTTAGAACTAAGATTAAAAACTTTGCATCTACGGTATCTCTTGAGGGTGGTAGAAAGTATCTGATTCTTGATGAGGCAGATTATTTAAATCCACAATCAACTCAACCAGCCTTGCGTGGGTTCATGGAAGAGTTTCATAAGAACTGTGGTTTTATTCTAACTTGTAATTACAAGAATAGATTGATTGAACCACTACACTCTCGTTGTAGTGTGATTGACTTTACAATTCCAAAATCTGAGAAACCACAACTTGCTACAGAGTTTATGCGACGTGTTGTTGGTATTCTTGAAAACGAAAATGTAGAGTATGACAAGAAAGTTCTTATTGAGGTAATTCAACGACACTTTCCAGATTGGAGGCGTATACTAAACGAACTGCAAAGGTATTCTATTTCTGGTCGTATTGATGCTGGTATCCTAGTTGATATGGCAGAGATAAATATTAAGGAACTGATGAAGTTCATGAAAGAGAAGGAGTTTACTAATGTTCGCAGATGGGTTGTTAATAATCTTGACATGGATGCTGTACGCCTTTATCGGAGTATTTACGATAGCCTGTATACTTTCCTTGATCATAGTACTATACCTCATGCTGTCTGTATACTATCTGAATATCAGTATAGAGGAGCATTTGCGGCCGATCAAGAAATCAACACCTTGGCATGTCTCACAGAAATAATGGCAAAGGTTAAATTTAAATGATTGAAGTTATTGATAATGTCTTAGAGGATCACACTGCTATTCTGATAGATGACTATGTAAAAAATCTATCTTGGAAATTTGATTATAAATCTCAAAAGGGCCAACCAAACAAACACTGGCACGTTTTTTGTGGACATAATAAAAAAGAGTGTGATGAAAGTGGTTTTGATTGGGCTCATCTTTTGTTTGAGTCTGCAAAGAACAAAATTGGTAAAGAACTATTTTACGGAAGAGTTTATTGTAACGCTCACACTCATGGTGTAGAACCACACTTACATAAAGATGAGGGTGAATTCACCATAATTTTTTATCCACGATTAGATTGGAAACAAGAATGGAATGGTGGAACATTGATAGACGGTCAACTAGTAGAGTATGTGGGAAACCGTTTAGTAGTATTTACTGCCCATCTACCACATAAAGCTATGTCGGTTTCAAGAGAGTGTTATGAGCTCAGAACTTGTGTAGTATTCAAATGTCACGGGCCATAAGTCATGTATGAATTAAAAGTAAAGAGCGGAACCTATACAGCAGATAGTTTTTTTGAATTGTGTTGGGTAGTATTTCAACATCGTCTACATCACTTTTGTAAGGGTGAAGGGTTTAGAGATTAATGTATGAGTTGAAAGACTATCTTAATGCAATAAACCATACCAAAGAAAGATTGATGGATACAGAGGATGAAGAATGGGAAAGAAAATATCCACCTTTCATCGTAAATAAGTGCCTATCTGGCTTTCAAGATACCATAATGTTGGTTAATGAGATTAACTGTACACCAAATGTAGACAAAAAACTCCAATTTGATTTTTTAATAAATAGTATACGTCCAAGGAAAAGGTTTACTCCTTGGTTGAAGGCGAATAAATTAGAGAATCTAGAGTATGTTAAAGAGTTTTATGGATACAATAACGAGAAAGCAAGGAACGCTCTAAACATATTGAATGATGAACAAATCGCCACCATAAAACAAAAATTAAATAAAGGTGGAAAAAATGGAAGAAGTTAATTGGACACAGGAGCAAATGCTGGAAGTTGGTTTGAACGAACCAGATGATTTTCTCAAAGTAAGAGAGACACTTTCACGAATGGGTGTTGCATCACGTAAAGAAAGAAAATTATATCAATCTTGCCACATTCTTCATAAACAAGGAAAATACTACATAGTACATTTCAAAGAGTTATTTGCTTTGGATGGTAAGCAAACTAATTTGACTGAAAATGATATTGCACGCAGAAACACTATTTCTAATTTGTTAAAAGATTGGGGCTTAATTTCTATTATGGGAGACTCATCAAATGTTGCTCCTTTAAGTCAGATTAAAGTTTTAAGTTTTCGTGAAAAAGATGATTGGGAACTTTGTACAAAGTACAACATAGGTAAAAAGAAAGAGGTTTAATGAAAAGGTTTACAAGTCATTTTGTCGAACAAAAAGATATAGACTCTTTGAAGTATGATAAGGTGGAAGAAAAGCCAGTTCCTCTTCTTAAAGGTAAGGATTGGAAGAATATTTCTGTGCCTGAACCTCCAAGAAATAGTAGTCCAGAAGCTCGATTAGAACTGTCAATGATAAAAGCATTAGGGGATAATAGGTCACAAAAAGATATTAACAGTATCAAAGAGCATGATATGGTTGCAACCTATGCTATTAGAGATTATCTTGAAGAAAATGATTTAGATTACAATAGTGAAGATATATCAAAAATAGTTGAAACAGGTGCGGGTGTTAGCAGATTTTACAAGAACAAATTTCAAAGAATAAGACCATTCCAGTTAGCAAAAGAATTGGATATAGATATTAATCACATGGATTTTCCATCTGACACTATGCAAACACCATCTTATCCAAGTGGTCACACCGTACAATCTCGTTTGGTTGCAGAATATTATATTCGTAAGTATCCACAACATAAGAAAGGATTGATAGCCGCAGCTGAGGAGTGTGGTCAAGGTCGAGTAAAAGCAGGATGGCACTTTCCCTCTGATCATGAAGTTGGAGTCATGATAGCAGTAGAGATTGCACCAATGGTAGAACTATAATGGAAAACTTTAAATCTTTTATCACTGAACAAAAAGACGAAAAATATAAAGTTGTTGTTATATCAGCTAACTCTGATGAAAAAGGTATTACAACTAAAAGAATTGAAGCAGAGGCAAAAGAGATTAACTATCCATCTTATACAGTTCTTATGGATGGAGCATACACTAGTTTTGAAAATGGTCAAAGAACTATTCATAGAGGTGATGATGATAAAGGATTTAAAATACATCCTAGTGATACTATAATTTTTGTTCGTGGAACTACTGAAAGAGATAGTCATTTAAATTTAATATCTCAACTTCAACGTGCGGGATATTGTGTGGTAAATAGTAGAGAGTGTTTAGAGGTTGCTTCTGATAAATATCGAACCTATTTAAGATTAAAAGATTTTGGACTCACACAACCTAAAACTGTTCTGGTTCCCACTAAAGATTCGATAGAAAAATCTTTTAATGATTTGGACACAAAATTTCCAATTATACTCAAAACACTAAGAGGAGCAAAAGGTGTAGGTGTTCTATTTGTCGAATCAGAAAGGTCTTTAATATCTCTAGTACAACTTTTGTATAAACAAGATTCACAAACAGATATATTAATTCAAGAATATATTAAAACTGATTTTGATGTTCGTGTTTTAGTTCTAGGAGGCAAGGTTATTGCCACAATGCAAAGAGATGTAGTAGAGGGTGATTTTAGAAGTAACGCATCTTTAGGTGCTAAAGTTAAAAAATATAATTTAACTACTTTAGAGGAAGAGCATAGTATTCGTGCTGCAAAGGCTGTTGGTGGTATTTTTACTGCTGTTGATTTTATACCATCTAATGATCCAGAAAATAAACCACCATATGTTTTAGAAGTAAACAGTAGTCCAGGCACAGAAAATATTGAGAAAGTAAATAGTAAAAATATTGTTAAAGATGTTATTGAATATTTTCAAAATCCAAAAATTAGATATACCGTTCCTACAGAGTGTGGATATGAAGAAGTTGTAACAATCAATCCATTTGGAGAAATAATTGCCAAGTTTGATACTGGTAACTCAGCCATGTGTGTTCTCCATGCAGAAGATGTAAAAATAAATGGAAAGAAAGTTACTTTTACAACAAACAACAAAACAATCACAACAACCTTTGTTGGTAAATACAAAGCAACTAGTGGTATTGGTGATGATGATCGTCCAATAGTAGAACTTGAGTTTGAATATGCCGGAACAAATTTTGGTAAAGTTCGATTTGGTTTAGATAATCGTGAAGATATGTCAACTGATGTTTTATTGAATCGAGATATTATGAAAGTAATGAATGTAATGGTAAACCCTCAACGTAAATATATCATAACCACTAAAATAGTCCTTGACAAATAACCTAAAGAGTGTTATAGTCTGTACATGAATTTTTATACAAATGTCCTTCAACGTGGAAACAATCTCCATGTTCGTGCTGTCGTAAACGGTGAACGACAAAACTTTAAGATTCGATATCAACCCACTCTATTTTATCCTGTTGATTATGAAACTGGATACAAAACCCTAGAGGGTAAATCAGTTAGACCAAAAAACTTGGCCACAATGAAAGAGGCTAAAGATTGGGTTGATTTATATGAGAGTCAGCCAGGTCAAGTTTATGGTAATACTCAATACGCATATAACTATATCTCTGATACGTATGAGGGTCAAGTCGATTGGGATTTAGACAAGATACTCATTGTTACAATTGATATCGAAGTTGAGTGTGAGAATGGATTTCCTTCTGCAAAACTAGCAGAGGAACCAATGCTGTCAATTACGATTAAGAATCACCAAAACAAAAAGATTGTGGTGTTTGGACTTCATGAGTTTCAAAATGACCGTGATGATGTTACGTATATTCACTGTGAAAGTGAAATACATCTGTTAAAAGAGTTTCTTATATTTTGGGAGAAACATCAACCAGATATCATCACAGGCTGGAATACAGAGTTCTTTGATATACCATATCTCTGCAATCGAATCACTCATTTGTTTGGTGAGGATGAAATCAAACGTCTGTCACCTTGGGGTGTTGTCTATTCCAAAGACATTTACAAAATGGGTAGAAATCATCAAGTGTATGCGATACAAGGTGTTGCTGGACTTGACTACTTTGACCTGTACCAGAAATTTACATATACTGCACAAGAGTCTTATCGTTTAGATCATATTGCATTTGTTGAGTTGGGTGAAAAGAAAGCTGGTAATCCCTATGAAACTTTCAGAGATTGGTATCAGAAAGATTATCAATCGTTTATCGAATATAACATACAAGACGTTGAGATTGTTGATAAGCTAGAGGATAAGATGAAGTTGATTGAACTTTGTCTTACCATGGCTTATGATGCAAAAGTTAATTATATGGATGTTCTTGGTACAGTTAGATATTGGGATGTTCTCATATACAACTATCTCAAAGAACATAATATTGTTATACCACAAAAAATGCCACATGATAAAGCTGCACAGTTTGAAGGTGCATATGTAAAAGACCCACAAGTAGGTATGCACAAATGGGTCATGTCTTTTGATCTAAATAGTCTATATCCTCATTTGATTATGCAGTATAATATTTCACCAGAGACTCTTATTCCTTCTGATGAGAAGGCACCAGAGAAGATGGTGGATAAAATTCTAAAAGGTAGTGTCACCAATAACACAAAATATTGCATGGCTCCTAACGGTGCATTTTTCAGTAAGGATAAAAAAGGGTTTCTTCCAGAACTAATGGAGACTATCTACAATGACAGAGTTAAGTACAAAAAACTTCTGTTGGAATCTAAACAGAAATTTGAGGACACTAAGGACAAAAAGTATCTCAAGGATATCTCAAGGTATGAGAACATCCAAATGGCCAAAAAGATTTCACTCAATAGTGCGTATGGTGCGATTGGGAATTCTTGGTTTCGGTATTTTGATCTTAGAAATGCTGAAGCTATTACAACAAGTGGTCAGTTATCTATACGATGGATTGAAAAGGCACTTAACATCTATCTCAACAAGATTATTGGAACTGAGAAAGAAGATTACGTTATTGCGAGTGATACGGACTCAGTATATATTACTTTTGACGCACTTGTACATAAATCTTTTAAAAATGGAAATCCATCTACAGACTCCATCGTTCGCTTTCTGGATAAAATTGCCACTAATAAAATTGAACCATTTATTGATGTATCTTATCAAGCTCTTGCTAAGGTGGTAAATGCGTATGACCAGAAAATGGTCATGAAACGAGAGGTGATTGCAGACAAAGGTATCTGGACTGCCAAGAAACGGTATATTCTCAACTGTCATGATATAGAGGGTGTTCGATACAAGACTCCTAAACTCAAGATGATGGGCATCGAAGCAGTCAAGAGTTCAACTCCTGCTCCTTGCCGAGACAAGATTAAAGAGGCAATGAACATCATTATGAACGGTGATGAGAAAATGCTAAATACCTTTATACAAGAGTTTCGTGAGGAGTTTATGAAATTACCACCAGAAGATATTGCATTTCCTAGAAGTTGTAATGGAGTGCAAAAGTTTAGGGGTGAAAGTTCTTTATATAAAAAGGGCACTCCAATTCATGTTAAGGGTGCGCTATTATATAATTTTTTAGTTGAAAAGGAGAAGTTAGAAGGTAAGTATCCAAAAATACAAGAGGGTGATAAGATTAAATTTATAAACATGAAACAACCAAATATCTATCAATCCAGTGCATTTTCTTTTATAACTTCTATGCCAAAGGAACTTGACTTATTGAACAAAATAGACTATGATGTACAATTCGAGAAGAGTTTTGTAGAACCGTTAAAATTTATTACACAGAAGATGAATTGGTTGATAGACAGTAGTTATGGCACACAAGGAACACTAGAGGATTTCTTTTAATGCGGGTATAGTATAATGGTATTACATCAGTTTACCAAATTGAAAATGGGGGTTCGATTCCCTCTACCCGCTCCAAAGAGTATATATAATTATGAACCTATTTGACCTAGAAGAAAAAAAAGTAAAAACAATTCGGATTTTAATTTATCCAAATATTACGCTCCAGAAATCGCTCGAGAGCGACTCATATATCCAAGTCGTCAAGAATCAAATCAAACTACTGAATGAGATTCGTGATGACCTCTGGTTTTATCTGGTATTACCAAAAGAGGTTCAGTCATTACAATTTCCTAATACCACACAGTGGTATATTGACTTTGAAACGTATCCACAAACCATGCGCTCAAACTTTAGAGTTGATATCATGAGAAGAATGCTACATAACGGTATGGACTTTGATCTCGTTATGTCTCATCTGCCAGAACATACGCACCAGCTTGTAAATACACTTTACAACGTGACGCATCATATACCGCCAGTGTTTGGATATGCTCACTGGTTTGATCTGAAAGAAGTCGTCACTTGGCCAAAAGATAGTTTTTTACAAAATATTACAGGGTTATTGGAGATGGATAGATGCTATTTAAATACACAACATCAAAAGGATATGGTTCTTAATCAGGCAAGAGAGACTTTCAATGATGCTACGATTGAGAGATTAGATTCTATATTGACAGTTCAACATTTGGGTGTTAATCTTGAAGATATTATACCAGAGATAAATGAAACACCAGAAAAGATTATTGTGTTTAATCATCGGCCTGATACATATAAACACTTCAAAGAGTTTATTGCTGTATGTGATGAGTTATGGAAACTGCGACAGGACTTCAAAGTTTGGATACCGTTGTTGGACAAACCTAATCGTGAGTACGTTATTACAGACAAGGGTGATAAACGATGGTACTACAACAAACTGAAGACTTGTTATGTTGGGTTCTCACCTAAACAAAAGTATGGTGGTTGGTCAGTTGCTACTACAGATGGCATGATGAATGGTGTTCCTTATATAATGTATAACGATACATATTATAAAGAACTACATCCACAAGGTGAGTTTTTTGATGATGACCATGATGCTTTGATGTTGTTAAATACATATCTTGATAATCCAAGATATCGTAATGAAGAAGCACAAAGAGCACTAGACTGTATAAAATACTCTCTGATATATAAAGACAAAATAGTTGAAATGAATAACTATATGAATGATTTGTTGCTACGTCAGAAAGTTATGGGTGAGAGTGACAAGTTAAAAGAAATCATAGAGTTTATTAAAAGATACAAATCAGTTACTAAAAAAGAAATGATGAATTTTGTAGGATGGGGTAGAGGTATTAAATGGACTCCATACCGCAGAGCTCTTATGAATCATCCTAACATATATGATGTTATGGATGAACAACCAAAGTATATATGGTCTTGACTTTATAACTTGTAACCTTTATAAATACTATTAATTAATTCATATGGAGAGATTGATGAGTATTACAGATTTCGGTAGGCAACTACGGCCAAGAGAACATAAATCCGTCAATCACTTAGAAAAAGTTCAGAGTTTAAGAGAGTTAACCGTTTCTCCAGACTATCAGAGTAGGGGCAACTTTAATCCATTCTATGTTTTAGATGTAGATGAAACGGATATAAGGTCAGCAGTTGGTGATGGTGAAATTAAATATAAGAGTGTAGATACCGGCTCTGGTAATCTTGTCAAGAATTTTGGTGGTAAGTATAATTTTCAGATAAATGTAAATGATGAGGACACTGGTTATTATATTATCGTTCCTAGAAAGTCCGTAAAGTCACACTTTGGCCAAAAAACGAGAAAAGACTCTACTGCATCATCAAATGTAAATGAGTTTTTGTCAGTTTATTTTCTGGTTCATACGGACTATACAGACCCACAAAGTTTTCAATCAGAGATTGGTGGTAAAACTGGAAACACTGGTGTAGTGGATGGTGATGGTAAAGCAGTTACATATGAAGACCTTGTTGCGTTGATTGATAAAGATGAAAGTGCTGATAGAGATATTGAGATAGGATATCAAAACTCACTTGTAGTAAAAAATGATCTACCAAATACTATTGATACTTTATTTTGGGTTCCTAGAAGAAAACCAGATGGTATTGGAGATAAAAATCCATCAGATATAATAATTAAATTGTCAGATGGCAACTATGTTGGATACTCAAATAAGATTGCAGCTGGTAAAGATGCAACACCAAAGATTAATACAAACATAACAGCATTTTACTCAAAAATGGGTGATACCAGACAGTTGCAAAATATAAAAAATATGATTGATAAGGCATGGAAAGATGCAGCCGCAACTATAGACAATAAGACTCCAAACGCATATAAAGCAATACAGAAGTATGATATAACCAGAGAGAAATTTAGTGAGAGTTCATCTCAAAGGTCTTTTGCAACTCTTGCTCGTGCGTTTAAAAAGGATAGACTTAAATTTTATCAGGATGATTTTTATTACAAATTTCGTAATAATCTAATATCTGCATTTGCAGACTATATATCAAATTCAAAGAATATGTTATATTTAATTAATACTGTTGGATACTATACATATGATGATCCAGATGCAACTCCTTGTCCATACAAACTACTTGTTGGTAGCGAGAAAGGATCAAAGATCACAGAGGTATCTTCTGATGAGGATAAAAGACAGATATTTTTTGCAGATAAGTCTACAGACTTAACAAACACAAAAACAAATTATAATAATAAGGGGCAGTCTTTTGACCTTGCATTTGGATATAGACCACAGAAAAATATTATATCTGCTCCTATGACTATTAGAACAAGAGCACAAGGTGGTTGGAGTGGTAAAAGTCTTTACATCACTACAAGTGGATTTAAAGTAAAATGATTAGTTTTTTAGAACTCACAGAAGATAAGGGAGGCAAGAACCTTCACCTAGAACATCTAGAGGATGAGATAATCAACTATGGTGTAGATGGTGGTAGAGCTGCAATCAACTTTCTACGGTCACTAAGAGATATGCTTGCTGGTGCAAGTCGTAGTTCGGTGAATATGACAGTGAAATGGGATGGAGCCCCTGCCATCTTCGCTGGTATTGATCCATCTGATGGTAAGTTCTTTGTTGCAAAGAAAAGTGTATTCAATGTAAATCCCAAGTTATATAAGACAGAGAAGGAAATAGATGATGATTTATCCGGCACCCTCAACTCCAAGTTTAAAGTTGCATTATCAGAATTTTCAAAATTGGGTATTCAAGGAGTATTGCAGGGCGATCTTCTTTGGACTGATGATATCGAAACGGAAACAATTGATAATCAAAAATACTATACTTTTCAGCCTAATACTATCGTGTATGCTGCACCTGTTAATAGTGATCTTGGTAGAACATTCGCTAGGTCTAAAATAGGTATTGTATGGCACACCACATATAAAGGCGATAAGTTGGAGGATATGAAGGCATCATTCGGTGCAGATATATCAAAACTAAAAAAGACTAGTTCTGTGTGGATGGATGATGCAACATACAAAGATACCTCTGGTAAATCTACCTTTACTGCAAAAGAAACAGAAACAGTAACAGCAATTCTATCTCAAACAGGTAAAACCTTTCAAAAGATTAACTCTGGACAACTAAAAAGATTTATTGCACTACAGGATAGTCTTACTGGTAATATGGCTGGTGCATCTCTCAAAACTTATAATAACAGTTTAGTTCGACAAGGAGAAAAGATAAAGAATGCTCGTAGTCACGCAATGGGATATCCGACATGGGTAGAGGGACATATACAAAAACAAATAGATAAAGCAAAAAGTCCAGCAGGAAAAAAGAAGTACGAAAACATACAAAAAGAAATGGTACGAGAATTTAAAAAATATGTCAAAGTTCTAGAATATGTCATAACATTCCAAAACTTACTCGTAGATGCAAAGATGCTAATCGTAAAAAAACTAAATAG